AAACGTGGTGTTAAGAATCCAAAAGCCTTAGCAGCATATATTGGAAGAAAAAAATATGGTAAAACAAAATTCCAACAATTAGCCGCTAAAGGAAAACGATAACATAGGGAGACCACATGGCAATATATAGAAAAATAAATCCAAAATTACTAAGCGACAGAAGTGCATTAATTGATGTAGTTCCAAACTTACCAGTTAAATATGTACCACCAAAAAAATTTAAACCAAAAGATGTAGATGTATTTACTAAAGTTGGTCGTACTGCAAAATCTGTAGTTAAAAAAGGTGTTAAGTTTGGTTTAGCAGGTGCAGCTCTAACAGGTGCTGGATATTATGCTTTTGAACCAGAAAGAAATTATGCTAAAGCTCCAAAAACTTACGAGCCAAGAGATTTAAGAAGTCCAATTATTTATAAACCATCAGAAGATTTTTAATGACTGAAGAAGTTAAAACAGAAATAGTTGACGTAAAGGTTGTTGAAGAAACATCTTTACCAGAAATAAAATCTAATCTAGGAGGTAAAAGACCTGGAGCTGGGAGACCTATAGGACCACGTAAACAAAGACAATGGAAGATGGTTGAACAACTTGCAACTAAGTATCAACAATCACCATTAGATTATATGTTGTCTGTACTTAATTGTCCAAAGACATCACCAGAAAGAAAATTATATGCAGCAGAAAAAGCAGCTCCATTTGTACATCCTAAACTTGCTAACTCAACAAGCAGAATAGGATTTGATGGACAGCTCAATATTAAAGTCAAGTGGGAAGAATAAAACCTACGAAGTTTCTGTAGGCTATAAACCTAGACCATTACAACGACAAGTACACGAATCATTAAAACGATTTAATGTATTAGTTTGTCATAGACGATTTGGAAAATCTGTACTTGCAATTAATGAATTAATTAAAACTGCAACAGATAAACCAAGATCTAAACTTGCATATATAGCTCCAACCTATAGACAAGGTAAAGCTATTGCTTGGGATTATTTAAAATTTTATACAAGACCACTAATGCAATTTGGTGGTGATCGTAATGAATCTGAATTACGAGTAGATTTATTTAATGAATCACGCATACAAATTTATGGGGCAGATAATGCCGATTCACTTCGAGGTATGGGATTTAATGGTGTCGTACTAGATGAGTATGCAATCATGTCGCCAAGAACTTGGACAGAAATTATTAGACCTGCAATCTCAGATACAAATGGTTGGGTTATATTTATTGGAACTCCAATGGGCCACAATCAATTCTGGGAAGTTTACGATTATGCAAAACGTGGACACAAAGATTGGTTCGGTCAATTATATAGAGCTTCAGAAACTGAAATTATTCCAAGCGATGAATTAAAAGAAGCTCAGTCTATTATGACTGAGGAGCAATACAATCAAGAATTTGAATGTTCATTTACTGCAGCAGTAAGTGGTAGTTACTATGGTAAACTAATTACAGCAGCTGACAATGATAAAAGAATTTGTGAAGTACCTTACGATACATCTATACCAGTTGAGACTTGGTGGGATTTAGGTATTGGAGATTCAACAGCAATTTGGTTTGTTCAAAGAGTTGGTGAAGAAATACACGTTATAGATTATTACGAAACATCAGGTGAAAGTTTATATCACTATGCTGAAGTTTTAGAGAAAAAAAATTATAACTATAATAGACATGTAGCTCCACATGATATAGTAGCTAGAGAACTAGGTACTGGTAAATCAAGATTAGAAGTAGCTAATGAAATCGGAATAGATTTTGAAATTGCTGCTAAACTTGAAGTAGATCACGGAATTGAAAGTGTTAGAAATACTTTGCCATATTGTTATTTTGATAGAGAAAAATGTAAGATAGGTTTAGATGCCTTACGTCAATATCGAAAACAATGGGATGAAAGAAACCAAGTATTTAAAAATAAACCTTTGCATGACTGGTGTTCTCATGCAGCAGACGCATTTAGATATGGGTGTGTGCATAGTCCAATAGATACAAGTCAATGGACAAAACCAATCTATATAGATACAAAATACGTAATATGAAAACTGAACGAGAAATTATAGCAATATTAAATAAAGAAATTAAATCATCTACTGGTTTTATCGGTGGTGAAATAGTTAATAGAAGAAAAAAATCATTAGAGTTTTATTTAGGAAAACCTTTTGGTAATGAAGTAGAAGGCAGATCACAAGTCGTAAGTACAGATGTTTCTGATACTGTTGAAAGTTTATTGCCTTCATTAATGAGAATATTTACTGCTGGTGAAAATGTATTTCATTGTGAGCCAGTAGGTGTTGAAGATTCTGAAACTGCTAGACAATGTTCTGATTATTTAAATTATATTTTTTATAAAGAGAACTCAGGGTTTATAAGTTTATATACTGCATTTAAAGATGCACTTATACAACGTAATGGAATTTTAAAAGTTTATTGGGATAACTCACAAAGAACTACAAGAGAAGAATATAAAAGATTAACAACTGATGAATACAATCTTTTAATTAATGATAAAGAAATTGAAATTGCAGAACATAGTGAATATCAAGAATCATTACTAGACCAAGATAATAACGAAATAGATAAAATTACTTATCACGATATCGTAATTAAAAAAACAGAATCATTTGGTCAAGTGAGAATTGAACCTGTACCACCAGAAGAATTTTTAATTGAACGTCAAGCTAAATCAATTGATCAAGCTAACTTTGTTTGTCATAGAACAAACATGACTAGATCTCAATTAATTGAAATGGGATTTGATAAAGATGAAGTTAATAAACTTCCTACTGGTAATTCAATTGATTACTTAGAAGATAATCAAGTAAGATACCAAGAAGATCTTGTTGGTTTAAATGATGATGGAGACAAATCATCTGATGAAATTTTAATTCATGAATGTTATTCTAGAATAGATATCAATGATGATGGCAAAGCAGAATTAGTAAAAATATTATTAGCAGGAGATTCTACTTACAAAGCACTTAGTATTGAAGAAGTAGATTCAATGCCATTCGTTTCTATAACTCCTGTAATTATGCCACACAGATTTTATGGCAGATCAGTTTCTGAATTAGTAGAAGATATACAATTAATTAAATCAACTGTAATGAGACAAATGTTAGATAATATGTATCTAACAAATAATAATCGTATTGCAGTACAAGACGGACAAGTTTCATTAGATGATCTATTAACTAATAGACCAGGCGGTATTGTTAGAACTAAACAACCACCAGCTAATGTTATGATGGCTATGAACACCCAACCGATTGGTGATCAAGCTGCAGGACTATTAGGTTATTTAGATTCAGTTAAAGAATCTAGAACTGGTATTACAAGACAATCACAAGGATTAGATCCAAATACTTTAAACAAAACAGCAACTGGTATTAACCAGATCTTAACACAATCTCAAATGAGAATGGAGTTAATTGCTAGAATATTTGCTGAAACAGGTATTAAAGATTTAGGATATAAAATGTTTGAGCTAGTTTGTAAGTATCAACAAAAAGAAAAAATATTAAAAATTCGTGGGAAGTTTATTCCTATGAGACCATTTGAATGGCGAGACAAAGTTAATGTTACTGTATCTGTAGGACTAGGCACAGGATCTAAAGAACAACAATTAATTTTATTAACTTCAATCCTTGAAAGACAATTACAAGCTATAAACCTTCAACAGAATGTTTACGGTCCAATGGTTAATTTAAGGAACATTTATAATACATTAAAGAAACTTATAGAGAACGCAGGACTTGGTAATGTAGATCCTTACTTTATGGATCCAGATGTGGGACAAGCTCAAATGCCACAGTTACCTCCTAAACCTCCAACTGAATTTGAAAAAGTTTCATTAGCTCAAGTACAAGGTCAAAACGAAAGAGAAGTTATTAAAACTAATGTTGAGTTAAAACGTATTGAAGCTGAAATGAGAGCTAAATTACTTGACTATGAACTTCAAATCAAAGAATTAGAGCTTAAATATAATACTAAGATAAATGAGATTGATTTAAAGAGCAGATCTATGATAGAATCTCAGAAACTTGCTACAACAGGTGATATATTTAAAAAAATAATGGAAGGACAAAAAGAGTTTTTTAATAATGGACAACAAAATTCCACAATCGAACCTGGATCAACAGATTCTCAGGGGTAAACAAGCTTCTATTTTATTAGAAGAACCCTTGCTGAAGGAAGCTTTTGAATATTTATCTGAATCTTATAGATTAGAAATATTTAAAACTTCATATTCCGACCACGAACAAAGACAAGTTCTTTGGATGGCATTTAATATGCTAGACAAAATTAAAGGACATCTTGTTAGTGTAATGGAGACTGGCAAACTAGCTGCCCATGAGCTAGATAACCTAAAACGTCAATCGTAATAATTACGAAACGATAACCCTAAAGGAGCATATATGGCAGATGATAAATCTGTACAAGGTGCTGCTGAGAAAATACTTGGTTTACTGAATCCTAAACAAGGACAATCAGCACCAGTAGTCAAAGCAGAACCATCAGTAGAGCCTGAAGTTAAAACTCAGGATGTTTCAAATGACAATCAATCACAGTCTGACGAAATTGTTGAAGAAGCCGTAGCTACTGAAAATATAACAGAAGAAAATACAGAACAACCAACACAACAAGAAGAAGTTGAGAAACCAAATCTCCACCGAGTAAAAGTACAAGGTCAAGAGCTTGAGGTTACTCTCGATGAACTTAAGTCTGGTTATTCTAGAGATTCAGATTACAGACAAAAAACTCATCAATTATCACTTGATAAGAAAAATCTTGAAAGTGAAAAAGAGAGTTTACGTCAGACTTATGATTCTCGAATTAAAGAACTTAATAATGCAATTCAATCTGCAGATTTACTCTTTAAAGAACAGTTAGGTGCTACCGATCTTAATCGATTATACGAAGAAGATCCTAGTCATGCGGCTAAGTTAGAGTTTAAAATTAGACAACAACAAACTCGCATTAATGATTTACGTAAAAAAGCTGATGAAGCTTTTCAAAGTGAATTTACTAACTATCTTAAAAAAGAAATAAAACTTGCAGAAGAACGCATACCTGAGTTTGCAGATCCAGTAAAATCTACTGAGTTTAAACATAATGCTAAAAAAGTTTTAGCTGATTATGGATTTAAAGATAATGAAATATCTTCATTAACAGATCATAGATTCTTATTGGTTCTTAAAGATGCCATGCAATTTAAAAACTCTAAAGCACCTAAAGACCTTTCTCCAAAAAAGGTAGTTACTGCTCCAAAAGTTATTAAAGCTGGTATTGCTAAAACAGATAGTTCAGTTCGTGATGTCATAAAACAAAAAATTGGGAAAGTACGAAAGACTGGTCGCATGGAAGATGCTCAGTCTGCCATACTTCAAATGATAACACAAAAAAAATAAGGAAAAATAAATGGCACAACCATCAAATACTTTCGATACTTACGATGCAATAGGTATTAGAGAGGACTTACAAGATGTGATTTATTCTATTTCTCCAACTGACACTCCTTTTATGAGTGCAGCTGCTAGAGAACAAGTTAAATCAACAACACACGAATGGCAAACAGACGCACTTGCTGCAGCATCAACATCTAATGCTGTAATCGAGGGCGATGAAGCTACTCTTGATGCTTCTACAGCTACATCTAGACTTGCAAACAAAACGCAAATCATGGACAAAACTGTAGTTATTACAGGCACTCAAGAAGCAGTTGATAAAGCTGGTAGAGCAAGTGAATTAGCTTATCAAATTGCTAAAAAATCAAAAGAACTAAAACGAGACATCGAAGCTACTTTACTTGCTAACCAAGCTAAAGTAACTGGTGATGCTTCAACTGCAAGAAAATTTGCATCTCTTGGAGCATGGGTGTTTTCGAATGACTCATTAGGATCTAGCGGTGTATCTCCAACTGGAGATGGTACTGATGCTAGAACTGATGGAACACAAAGAGCTTTCACAGAAGATCAACTGAAAACAGTTATCAAATCTGTATGGAACGCAGGTGGAAATCCTTCAGTACTAATGGTTGGTCCTTTCAACAAACAAAAAGTATCTGGATTCACAGGTGGATCTACTAGATTTGATGCTTCAGAAGATAAAACATTATACGCAAGTATTGATGTTTATTCATCTGACTTCGGTGATCTAGAAGTTGTACCTAACAGATTCTCTAGAGATAGAGATGCGTGGGTTCTGGATATGGACTACTGGTCAGTAGGTTTCTTAAGAGACTTCACTATGTTTGAATTATCAAAAACAGGTGATAGCGAGAAAAGACAGCTTTTAGTTGAGCTTACTTTAATCTCTAGAAACGAAGGTGCTAGTGGACTTGTTGCAGACTTAACAACGTCATAGTATAAATAATCTGAGGGGGAGAATAATCTCCCCTTCATAAACATTTGTTTGGTCTTTGAAGTCTAAAGACGGAACGAAGCAAACATAGGAAAACAAAATGAGAACATTAAACGACTACTTTTTAACTGCTAGATTAGCCGATGTATCTGCTGCTAGTTCAGTTAATATTGCAATACCTGATGATGGAAAAGTAATTAAAAT